GTGATCGAAGTTAAAGATGTAATGTATTCGTCTACGTAGTGCCCACACCTGTTGATCTCTTCCAAAGAAGTTGTACCAAAGTTCTGGACGAATGTTTGAAGTGATGTAGACGATGTCTGGCATCCACCAGGTAAAGTTTCCTTTGATCTCAACTCTTCTAGGATACCTGTCGAGTAGTCTAAGCAAAAACGACAGGGACAGCTTGCTGTACCTCCCATCAAAGTCGTCCATCAGTATGAGAGTATGTCCATCAAGACCATCAAACCACACACGTTGAGTACACATAGGAAGATCAAAGAAGTCAGAAGACACACCCCAATGGTCGAAAGCAAACCTAGTTTTGCCTGACCCAGCAGATCCCAAAGCTAGAATCACCTTCATAGTGTTCTCTCGAACAGGTCGCATGTTCTCCCTCATCATGTTGTAGAATCTTGCGAACTTTGCGAGTTCTCTTGGCATAGAGATGATAAGATCCCGCTTGCGCTTTCCTGCGAGAATGGCGTCTCTGAACTCGACAATGTCGGTTCTATTCCCTTTAGTTGACCTAGGAGTTCCCAATATGCCTCCGACAGCGACTCTTGTTGCATCTTTTTGTGCGTAAGCAATTGCTTGGGGAGCTGTTCCAAGCCTGATTTCGTAGTGACCAACTGCAATATGGTGTTGACACCATACCACGTCCTGAGGCTTCTCAAGCTCGCAGTACCCTTGCACGTGCAGCCGTGCTGTGTCAGGACATCTTTCCACCTGCCATACAAGTAGTGATACTTGACTGGGCAGTGTTTTCCATGAAGGAAGTTCAGGGACGTTCTCTGTTTCAAAGCACGTGAAAACATAGTTTCTACTTTGTGGTAAACGTTTTGTTCTTGGCATTTGGGTACGACAGGTGGGGGAAAGTATTACCCCCCACCTCGTCGTACCCTGGTTATTTGTAGTGTCGATTTGTGGCCGTATCTGGGAATCCCGATTCGTGAGCTCGCAGCCAATCACAGGCCGGGACCTGAATCCGGGAATCCGGATTCACGGCTGATTGACCAATCAGCGTCCGAGGGCCTGACGTCAGGCCCGACCGTTTTTAGGCTAAAACGGCCCTCCCGGATCTGGTTCCCGCATTATTGCGGAACAAACAGAGCCGGGGCTCAGGTAGTCTTAGGGTCGCCCGCTCAAGAATAAAAGAAATTCTTGAGAATTTCTTTGAAATTTCCGAACGACATTCCTGTGTTCGTGAATTTCCGTTCAAGAAAATTTTTCATGTGAAATTAATTTTTTGGTCTATAAAAGCGTAAGCTTTTATCAAAAGTTAACTTACTTTTGTGCAACGAAGATGCTAGTTACTTGGAAGCAAAGGTTTTACATAGTTTTGTTAGAACTTTTATTAAGATCGCTAGATCAGCAGAAGCTTCAAGGGTTCTTGCTCTCTTCCCTGCTAGAAGGATCGACTGGAGAGTCGGAGGCAGAATGAAACGTCGCAGAGCAACTAGAACCGGTAGGTTCGTACGCAGGAAAAAGGGAGCCTTTCTTCGCCTTGGTAAAGGCAGGATAGCCGGAGGCTATACTCGTAGAGTAGGTTATTATGGACGGTATAATAGGAAAAAGAACGGATGTGGTCCTGGAGGAGAACTAAAGTTCTTTGATGTCACTGTAGATGATGCTGTCATAGCTAGTGGTGGTTTTATACACCCTACTGTGGTTAATATTCCTCAGGGTATAACTGAGTCTACCCGTGTTGGTAGAAAAATTTGTGTTACGAACATAAATTGGCATTTCAGAGCTGCTCTCGTAGGTATAACTGCTGCAACTTCACCTCCGAATGGTGATATTGTTCGTGTTGTTATCTATTTGGATAAACAATGCAATGGTGCTGCTGCAGGTGTTGCTGATATTCTTGAAAATACTCATTTTCAATCGTTCAATAATTTGGTAAACAAAGGAAGGTTTAGAATCTTGATGGATAGAACGTATGATTTGAATTATCTCGCTGGTTCTGGCATAACGAGCAGTCAAGATTACTGTGCTGTGCAGATTAATGACTCCTTTTTTAAAAGGTGTTCAATACCTGTTGAGTATAGTGCTACTACTGGTGCTATAACGGAGATACGTAGTAATAACATTGGTATAATGCTGATTACGGAACAGGGAAAAGCAAACTTTGAATCTGTTGTACGTATACGCTATGCAGATGGTTAATAAATCTCTTTTTGACTTACATTTGGTCTTAGTTCGCATTTTAAATCTAAATTTTTATTAATAATCTATCGCTCAAATAACTTAGCTCTCAGAGTGTCCCCATAACCCCGCTAGGCGGTTATGGGCGTCGGCTGCGAAGCAGACCGGCGTTAGGGGTACCCCCCGCTCTCATTAGGGTTAGTTACATAAAGGAAGGTAAGGAGCGAAGCGACGTTGCACTGGATATAGTAAATTTATTATCTAAATATATTATGAGTACTTCTATCTATGTTCATATAATTGTTCCAATCATGCGTAGCTGTGATATCCTCAGGGTTGCCGTCTACATCGATGTGATCGAAGTTAAAGATGTAATGTATTCGTCTACGTAGTGCCCACACCTGTTGATCTCTTCCAAAGAAGTTGTACCAAAGTTCTGGACGAATGTTTGAAGTGATGTAGACGATGTCTGGCATCCACCAGGTAAAGTTTCCTTT